TGTCCGTGGGGGCCATAGATTCAGAGTATGTCGTGCATGTTCAGGAGTTCCTGCGCGGCATCATCGGCGGTTGGCAACTGTATGACGAGAACACCCTAAAAATCACCATTACGAATGAGCTTGTCCTTTGGAACAAAAAGCCGCTCCGGATTCAAATGTCTTCCTGTCCGTGGGTTTTTAAGGGGACCGAGTGCGCCTATTCCGGCGGAGAGTCAACCTGCGATCAGACATATGAGCGGTGCAGGTTGCTCGGCAACACTGACAATTTCGGCGGAGACAGGTTCATCAATTCCCTGATGCAGAAAGAAATATGGTGGGGAAGGACGCAGAAACTATGAAACAGCAAAGAGAAACCTTTGCCGACAGCATAAAGAAGTTCCTTGGGAAGCCGTTCTCCCCTTCCGGCTTCGGCCCGAAGGATTATGGCTGTCTCGGGTTCGTCTATGCGTTCCTCTGCGATCAGGGCAAGGAGAACAGGCTGACCCTGGAGATACCGGGCGGGATAGACATCTGGAACTATTCGCAGTGGTATCCGACCGCGACAAGGGAAGAGATTCTCGATGCGCTGAATGCGGCCTTTGATGTCAACGGGGTGGAGATACCCGCAGGGCGGCAGATCGCCGGGGATATGGTGATAGTGAGGACTCCGCAGGGAGATCATTATCCGGCCATATACGGCGGGAATGGTGTTGTGGTGGCGAGTTATTGGGATGCCGGAGTGAGAACCATGAAGGTCACCGGTGACATGAAAATCATAAGGGTGAGGCGGGTATAATGCCAGCAGCAGCAGCAGCGGTAGCGACATGGATAGCGGCACACGCGGGGGCGGTCTTTACGATGGCGGCCCTGGCAGCCGTGTCCCTTGTTTCCGCAGACCGGATGAAAATGTCCCCGCGCGAAGATCCTGGGAGGCCCGGGCAGTTGGTCAATACCTGTGACAACCGCATCCCTCTCCCGCTCGTCTACGGGCGCACGCGCCTCGGCATCAATCGGGTGTATGCCTGCGTTACCGGAGAGGATAATAAATACCTGCACCTCGTAGGGAATATTTGCGAAGGTCCGGTAAAGGGCATCTACGAGATTGACGGGGTTCCACAAATATTTCTTGGCGACAAGCTCTATACCGAGTACGGCGACAAATTTTATTATGAGTTTTTCCGCGGCACCTCCGACCAGGCCGTATGCTCAACGCTGGCTACCGCAACGGCAGGGGAAGCGGAGCCGTGGAACGAACAGAAGCATTACACAGCCTATATCTACTGTCGCTTTGAGTATGACCCGGATGTATTTCAAGGCCTTCCCGACATCACAATGGTGGTAGAGGGCATGGAGGTCTACAATCCCACGACAGGGGTCACAGAATACACCAGGAACCCGGCGCTGCATGCCCTCGATTACATGACAAGATCAAGCAAACGGGGCGGGATGCAGATAGGATCGAGCCGCATTGACACCGCCCTTATTGAAACTGCGGCCGCGTACTGCGACATGAAAGGATGGACCTGCGACATCTGCCTGCGTGATGAAAGCTCCGCAATAGACCACTTCCAGGGCATCCTGAACACATTCAGGGGTGATCTGATCTATTCTGATTCCATCTTTCAGCTCAAGTACCGTGATCTGAATTATGAAAGTCCCGTGATGGACATCACGGAACATGATGTTGTTGAGCAGGGAGCATCAACGCTCCGCATCGAGCAGCCGAGCATATTCAACACCCCAAATGCCGTCAGATGCCGGTACATCAATGAGGAGAAGAAATATACTTTTGACGATTTCATTCTCTCTGATTCCGTAGCGATAGCGGCGGATGGCGACTATCGGGAGCAGGTTGCGGAGTTCCCCGGGATGCTCAACCCATCCAATGTGGCGAAGATGGCGGCATATCTCCTGGAGAGAGCGCGCCTGAACAAAACGGCATCCCTCGTGATCGGCTCGCGCGGTATGGCGTTAGAGCCTCACGACCTGATCACGCTCACACACTCATGGCCCGGGTGGGACGAAAAAATCATGCGGGTAAGCGGGGCGAGCATATCGTATGATGGGAATGTCGCGCTGTCCCTTGAGGAAGAATACGCCTCGTTCTACGATGATGATTACGAGATTACCCCGGAGATGTTTTATGACACGACCCTCCCCGATCCGAGGGCCGCTATCCCATCCGTGATCAATGTCTCTCACGCCGAGGAAACGTATTATTACCGGGGCAGGACATTCACCCGCTGGAGGATCAATTTCGACAGGCCTACGCTGGAGTCATATCCATTCTGGGATTATGCCGAGGTCTGGGTAAAAATCGGAGAAGAAGGGGAGTGGGCTTTTGCCACGAAATCCCAGGGGGATTATGTCCTTGATCCGGTAGAGGAGGGAGAAACCTATTACGTCAATATAGTGGGCGTGTCGATATTCGGCGGAAAGCAAGCATTTGGGGAGGGGTACCAGGTATCAACCACGATTCAGGGCATGTCGGGGCTTCCCTCCGATGTCGCATGGATGACCGCAGTTGCCCATGGCGACAGTGTATCTATCTACGCTCCGGAGCTCAACGAGCCCGATGTATTCGGCTATGAGGTCCGCATGGGAGCCGCCTTTGACGGCGGTATCGTGGTGGGCTTCAACGAGACCCCGAACTTCCGGCTTTCGGGTGTGGCACCCGGGACCAAGACCTTCTGGATGAAGGCGAAGAATAACGCCGGATTCTACAGTGAAAACGCCGTGTCCGCGCAGGTGGTCGTGTTCTATCCATCCGGGTACACGGCCAAAAATACCTGGTCCTGGGATTATTCGACAGGCACTCACGACAATACCGAGCAGCACGTTTACTCGGCCGTCGATTCCCTGCGGTGCGCTCATACAGGGGGTGTGCTTGAGGGCACATGGACCTCTCCCAAATACGATCTCGGCAGTGTAAAGGATGTACGCATTTGGGGAGACTTCATTACCGGGCTTCAGTCCACTGACGGCCTGTGGAAATCGGTTTTCTCTGTTGGCGACCTGTGGGGCGACCGCATCAGCGCAGGTCAAAAATGGTATCAGGTCTTCGCTCCGTCCACCACGGGGCATCTTGAAGCGGTGCTTTACTATGGTGATACCTCCGGAAATCTTACCAAATCCATAGACCGCTTCGAGATGTTCAGCCCCGAAGTCTCGGCCCGGTATGTTCAGGTAGAGATCACAATCACGGACCCGGCCTTGGATGTCTACACCTACGTCAACGAACTCAACATGACGGCCGCATTCTGGAGGGACACGCCATGAGGATAGTTCTGGATCAGGTACAACCGGACAAGGATAGATACGTTGCCTATGTGCAGCTTCAGGATGACAGCGGCATGGTAATCGATACCGCATCGGTCCCTTATTCCGGCGATACCGAGGATTTGAAGGCCGCCGTTGTCAGCCGGTTTGATTCGATGCTCGCAAAAGAGATGGCAAGGCAGCAGGCGGAAGATGAGGTAAGGGCTGCTCTTGCGACAGTAGATGTAGCGAAAGTGTTGGCAGCGAAGGAGAAATAGCATGGCTCAGACATTTAACGATGCAGTACCGGCCAGTACGCGGGATGCCCTTAGTGATCTGACCGCGATGAGGAATAATTTCGCGGCGCTGAAGTCTTGCTTCTCTGGAGCGAGCGCACCATCTAATCCGGTGGCCGGCATGTGGTGGTACGACACCACGGCGAACATGCTCAAAATCCGCAATGAGGCCAATGACGCATGGCTGAACGTGTATGATTTTGCAAATGGTCGCGCTCCGCTCGCGCTGCTCGCCACCAACTGCTCGCGGACCGTGGTGGCCGGTACCGGGGTCTCGGTGAGTGGGTCTCTCGCCTCGAGCAACGTCACAGTGGGCATATCCGCGGGCGGTGTCGGATCGACGCAGCTCGCCAACGGGGGAGTGTCTCCCGGAAAGCTGGCCAACTACTCAGCGGGCAATTATGTGGAATGGCCAAGCGATATAAAGTCCTACTCGGCTACGACCTCGTCGTGGACGAAATTGACTGAGAGGGTATACGTGGCACGTGCAGGGACCGTGAGAGTGAGGTGGAGGCTGTCTAACACATCGGGTGATAACTGCGACACCAGAGTTTATAAAAATGGGGTAGCTGTAGGCTCGGTACACACCTACTATCTGCCCACTGATTATTACGAGGACATCTCAGTGGCTGCTGGCGACTCCATCTCTATCTATGGGCGCAATCACAACGCTCACACCCTTACCATAGTCAGGTTTGCCATCTGCTGTGGAAACCCCATCATAGCTGGACCTACCTGGACGGAGTTCACCATATGAAGGCAAGTCTGGATAGAGACATTATCACAAGCATTTCCCGCCACGCTGGCACCGAGATCGGCAGGATCCCTCCCGGCGTGGGCCTTGAGCGGATGAGGTTCGACGGCAAGCAGCTCGTCGATCTGGCCACCCTCGGTGAGATCTGGATGGAGCCCATCCCGGGTGGCGGGCACGGGATGGTAGAGACGATGTAGGGGCGATAAAAAAACAAAAGGACAAGTGGCGATGGCGAACGGCAACGGATTGCTGAGTATCAAGGTCGATCTCAAGAGATGGAAGGAATTGTCTGATGAAGAGCGGACAGAGCACACATTTTTCGCCCTGCAATACCTTACGCAAGAGGCACAGAAAAACAAATTTACGGAGCGCCTTCTCACGTTCGCCGGGTCGTTCGTTGCCTCACTCGTGGCTCTGATACCTACCATCTGGATCATCGTGCGGATGATTCAGGGCAATGGAGGGTGAGACGATGCACAGGCTAGACATTTACAGGCTCAAAGACCACGGCCAGGACCAC